CGTGCCGCCAGCTACAGTGCTAATGATGCTGCCTGAGTTATTGGCAGCATTATGAGCGCCACCGTTTCCACCGTTAGCGGGTGTAGTAAAGCTGCCTGCAGCACCTGCCCCGCCCCCGCCCCCGGTAGGCAGCAGGTTGTGGTAGGTAATGAAAGTGCCGCCTGATCCTGCACCTGCAGCGCCCGTGCCACCCCCGCCTGCACTAAGCCCGTAAAAAGTCATAACGCTTACGCGCGAGCCACCCCCAGAAGGAAGCAAAGCCCCGCCCCCGCCAGCTGCCTGATAAAGTCCAAAGCTGGAAGTGCCGCCCACAGTGCCAACAGCTCCAATAGTGCTGTCTACGTTTATGGCTGCACCCCCAGCCCCGCCAGCGCCTACGGTTACGGTCTGGGTAGCACCTAGGGCAGCAGCTGCAATCCTGCCAATAAAGACACTGCCCCCGCCCCCGCCACCGTTACCGTTTCTATTAACGGTAGTGCTGCGCTTGTCACCAGAAGACCCGCCCCCGCCACCCCCAATAATGATAACGTCCACTACCTTAGCGCCTGCGGGTTTTGTCCAAGTGAAAGACCCTGAGCTGGTGCTGCTACCGAAAACCTGCAAGTCAACCCCACCCCCGCTGCCGCCTGAAGGGGTAGACCAGACAGCATTATAGCTGGTGCTATCTACTTTGGTTAGCACTTGCCCTGCGCTGCCGCCTGCCGGGACACCCTGCCCGTTAGATCCGGCTGCACCTGTTGCCCCGGTATCCCCAGCAGGAATAGTAAAGTTAAGCACAGCTGCAGAGCTTGTGCCTGCGTTAGTCACAATGGCAGAGCTGCCCGGGCTACCTGTAGTAACCGTGCCTACGCTGACCGTAGCCGCAGCGCCAGCCGCGCCCGTAGCTCCCGTAGACCCAGCCGCCCCGGTCAGACCAGCGGGTATACTAAAGTTAAGGACAGCCGCAGAGCTAGTCCCAGCGTTAGTTACCGTAGCCGCGCTACCCGGGCTACCCGTAGTAACTGTGCCTACGCTGATAGTAGCCGCCTGACCGTCAGCCCCGTTGCTGCCGTTGCTGCCAGCCGCGCCAGCCGCCCCGGTCTGACCAGCAGGAATAGTAAAGTTAAGGACAGCCGCAGAGCTAGTGCCAACATTAGCCACAGCTGCAGAGCTGCCGGGGCTTCCCGTTGTAACCGTGCCTACGGTGACGCTGGCTGCAGATCCTGCCGCCCCGGTATCCCCTGTGTCTCCCTTGTCACCCTTGCTGCCCGTAGCCCCCACCTGCCCAGCTGGGATAACAAAGTTAAGCAGCGCGGCAGAAGCGTTGCCTGCGTTAGTGACGCTGGCTGAGCTGCCCGGGCTGCCTGTAGTAACCGTGCCTACGGTTATGCTAGCCGCTGCACCGGGTGTGTTAACCGTGCCGCTGTAGCTGACGCTAGGGGAAGGGATAGCGGCAACATTAGGCAGGCTAGGGGTGAATGACCCCACGGCAGCAAACTTGTTTTGTGTTACCGTAAAGCCCATTAGCTTTGAGTAATAGGGGTAGTGACAAAAACGGGGGCTTTAGGGAAAAACCAGACTACCCCATTAGTGCTAACCTTTACGTCATAGATGCCCTTACCTACAGCCCAGCCGCTAGTATCAGCGGTAAGGGTAAAGCTCAGGTTATCCTCAGCAACGGTCACAGTAAGGGGGTGATAAGCCTCAGCTGCGTCCAGAAGCCCGGAAGTAATGACGCTGTTAGACAGATCCGTTTCCCCGCCAGCGTCAGGGGTATAGTCATAGGTTAGGCTAAAGGTAGCGCCCTTAGCTAGAGTTACGTCAGCCATAGGTCAGTTAAGAATAGTGTAACCCTTAGCCTGCAGATCAGCGCGCAGACCCTCTAGGGTAGCGTTAAAGACTACGGAAACTGAGCTAGCCACAGCGTAGCGCTCACCAGCTTTGACCGCCCCAATAATGTAAGCTTTACCCTTTTGGACAAAGGCAGCAAAGCCCGGGGCTGTATAGGTGTTAGGGGTCATAGGTTAAGTGATTAGGAAAGGATAGGGCGCGGTTTCACCGTCATAGTGTAAATACAGCGTCTCACCCGTCCCGGTCAGTGTAACGGTAGCAGTATCGTCAGTAGCATTAAGATACTGAGAGCCAGACGAAACATAGCTGAAGCTAAACAGGTAGCCGCCTACGCTGACTTTATACTTACCTGCAGTCCAATCTGCAGCGGTTGTGCCGCCCGTCCAGCCAAAGCCCGTAGCATAATAGCCCATACTCCAATAGCCCTGACCAGAGACTACAGACAAAGCCTGCGCCATAGTCTGCTTATAGGTAAGCCCGGTAGCCGGAGCAGTGCTGAGGGTAGTAGAGTCTGGGAAGGTAATCCCCGCTGGGGTAATGGACGTGCCGCCAGCTGAATTGTAAGCCCTGACCTGATTATACTCCACAGTAGCACCCTGCGTAGTGTCGCTAGTGAGCTGCACCCCAAAACCCCAGCCGCCTACCTCAGAGTCATTAGTGCCGTCAGCTAGGGTAATGATAGCGCTGCTATTCATAGCCCCGCCAGACAAGGGAAGCTTGCTGCCCGTCATACCGTCTACCTCAGTCTTAGAGTAGACGCTAAGGTTAGTGCGCGCGGTAGTAGCGTTTACTTCACTGAGGTCGTTTGCGATCTGCAAATAAAGCCCGTTTGCAATCCCTTCCGTAAGCACCGGGTCAAGGGTCACAGGGTTTACCGCAGCCTCATCAATAACCGCGCTACGCAGGGTGCAGGGGATTTGCAGGGCAGTCAGGGTATCACCCCCGCTGCTTATCTCCACCTCTAGGGTAGTCTCAATAGACTCAGCCCCGTCCAGCAGGCTGATAGCGCTGCTAGTGTTAATGTCCAAGCTGCCAGCGTAGCCGCTAAAGGAAAGCAGACCAGACCCGTCAGCGGTCAGTCCGGCAGTGTCAGGCTGGACAGCGCAGCTAATGTCATAGGCATAAGCGCCCACCTGCTGAACAGTCACCTTATCAGCCAGCGCGCCAGCATTAAGGAAGCTCTGAACCTCAGCTGCAGTAGCCCCCAAGGGGATACCGCCCGTGCTTACGTCAGTCCCGGTAAGCGCGTCAAAGCTCAGGCTGAATGTGCCGCCCTTAGGGGCAGGGCTAATGTTCAGGCGGTAGGCAACCTTAGTGCCGTCCCAAGCCTGCAGCGTAGTAACCGTAGGGGTGCTAGCGCTGGTGGGGGTAAAGCTGGTAGCCAGCGCAGCTACGGTCTGCTGCAGGTGGATCAGGACAATCTCAGGCAGCAGGCTAGTCCCTTCCTGCAGGACAGAAACCCCCACAGTGCTGAGGGGAATAAGGTTGCCAGAGTCAGCAGTGAAAGCTGCCCGGTCACCGTTATTGTTAAACTTAATAGCGTAGTTATCACCTACCTTGCTAACGGTAACGTCCCCAGCGCTGCCAATAGAAGCCAGCTGATTTAGCCGGGTCTGCAGCATAGAAGCTGTAATGTTATAGTCTAGGGGCTGGGTAGTATCCCCGCCAAAGGTAAGGGTAAAGTGACCAGCTGTAGGGCTGCTATCAATTTGACCCACGGCAACCTTGATACCCAGACCAGCAGGGCTAGGGACTTCCTGCCGGGGGAAGCTAGCTAGCCCGGTATCCTCTACCAGATAGAGCTCTAGGTTGCACTGATCCCCAAGGTAAAAGCTAGGGTTAGTGATAGGGCTGGTGCTGCTAAAGGTAGGGAAAGCGCGCCCAGCTTTGGCATCAATAAACAGCTTAAGGGAGGTAGGCAGTGCCATAGTCTTTATTATGCCAGCAGGTCAAAGCTAGCTAGTGGCATCAGGGCTGACAGTGGTTAAGACAACCTGCCCCCAGCCTACCCATTTGTCTTCCCCACCTGTGACGCTATAGGTAGCGGTAGGGTAAGGGTAGGGGTATGTCCCCTCTACATAGTCTATGTAGTTTTGCTGGGTCACCGTATAGGTAATAGGCACTTGGGTAACGGTAGGCGCAGCTACTACATAGTCATAGCCTGTGCCGTTAAAGACCCAGCTAGCTGTAGCTTCCAGCTTCTCTATAAAGCCCGTATAAGTCCTGCCTACAAATAGGGGCAAGGGGCAGGTAATGTAGTTATTAATCACCAGATCTACCGGGGACAGTGTGGGCGGGGGTGTAGGTGGGCTAGTCCCGGGAGGGTCAGAGCTATAACCGTTCAGCCCGTAGATAGTAGAAAGGTAGCTGGTAGGTGTATACAGCTGACCCCATACGGTGAAAATGCCGCCAGCTGAGCTGGGGGTGTTATCTAAGTAGGGTGACGGTATGGCTATGCAGTGCGCGCTTGTCATAGGGCTAGCCGGAAAAGCGTTGTATGATGCAGGATAAGCAAAACTGCCGTGAATAAAATAATCACTTACCCAGCTATAGGTATCCTGATCAAAAACAATGGCAGTGCTGTTATACCCTATCACACTGTGAAGGGGCATAATAAACATACGGTTTCCGTATGCGCCATTAGCTGCAGAGCCTCCCTGAAAGCTGCTAGAGTAGAGTCCCCAAGTCCTTAGACCGCTACCGTCTACTTCCTCATTAGGCTTACCCGTGCCGCCTGTATGTCTGTTAGTCTTAACATAGACTAGCCCCCTATACTGAACCACCGTAGTAGCTATACCAGCTTCCCAAGGTTCAGGAAAAGTAGAGCTATAAGGGTAGAAACCGTAAGGGTATACCTCAGACATTTAGCCAATAGAATAGAGCGCCTGAAGATCCATAGGCTACCCGGGAAACAATAAGGGAACGGTTAACCGCCTGATAGATCTGCAGGCTGTTGCCCGTCTTAGTGACCGTAGCTAGGGTAATGTGACCCGTAGTAGAAGTGTCAGCAGGCAGACTAGCTGCAAACTCCACAGCGGCAGTAGCCGGGAACACCTGACCTGTAGCGCGGGTAACCTTAATGTAGACTACCCCTGAGCTAGTAACCGTCAGGTGTGGAGCTGTGTTAGCGTCTAGGTCTGTCCCTGAGATTTTAGGCACTCTACCGTTAACCGTCCCGGGGAACACCTTAACCGCAGGGCTTCCGTTAACTACCGTGCTATAAACCTCTAGGGGTGTGCGCCTGCGCCCGGGGGTATCCACTACAAAGGACATACCCCTATTGTCTGAGCTAAACGTATACCCCACCCCCTGATTAATTTTCTGACTCATTAGTTGTGAGCCTCATAAACAAGCCCGTGCCAGCCAGCCTGACTAACCCTGATAGTGAAACGGACTTTATAAATGTTAGCGTATTGTTCGTAGGCGCAGCCCGTCATAAGGGCAGCGCGCGTATGGTATTTGCTCAGGGCAGTCATAATGGTTGGCACTATCATAGACTCAGCTCCCACGATCTTAGCAAAAGTCTTCCCTACCATTTTCTGATTATCCCTAAGATACTCAGCGCTGCTAGTGTAGTAAGTCCCGGTTACCTGAATGTCAGGGGCTAGGAAGGAAGTAATCCCTACCAGCGCCTTGTCTACAGCCTCAGCGTCAGTCTCAGGGAATGACTTAGTAGAAGCGTCCCAGCCCAGATCCTTAAGCGCCTTGCCCGTATCCCCGGCAGTCCCCTTGTAAAACTTGGGGTGCGCTTGGATAGGCGCGGTATTCAGCGCCACGTCACCTGTAATTTCAAGTTTAGTAATTTGCCCCGTCTCTATTCCAACATAGTCAGCGTTAATGATGGCTACCCCATTGTCATTAACCGTATAGCTGGACTTATGGCAGAGCAGCTTCCCGTTTTTGGGGTGAGCTTCATTCTCCTTAGGCTTCTTAGCTTCCACTACTTCTGCGTCACAGACAAAGGTTAGCCGGGAAGTCAGCAACCCCCGCCCGTCATTCTCAATAGTCCACCCGGGCTGAAGCTCGAGCGTCTTAGATGCGTTACCCTTAATGATGATTTTACCCATAAAGTTTAAGCCATAAAGCTGTTACCCGCCAGCACACTAGGTTTAGTGAAGTCCACCTGCGGCACTTCCGGCAGCGTCTTAGTGTTAAGCTTTTCCAGCTCAATCAGCATACGCTTGTTAATGTCCAGAGTCTCCTGAGGAATGTTGCTGCCTAGGCTGGTAAGGCTCTCGCCCATCAGCGCGCCCCCGATCTCCCTCAGGCTGGATACGGTCAGCTTCTCAGGCTTCTTAGCCATAGCTGTAGCCTCAGCTTCAATAGCGTCCCCTAGCTCCTTACGGCGCTTTTCATCAGCCTTAGCAGCTTCCTTGGCTGCATCATCCTTAGCTTTCTCAGAGTCCTTTAGACCGTCTTCCACCTGCTTAGCGTCATCCTTTGCAATTTGCTCCCGTTCCTTTTCAACGCGCTTAGCCTCATCAGCAGCAGCTTTGCTGGAAGCGTCAGCCGCCCTGACCGCAGCAGCCCGGGCTTCATTAGCTGCCCGTTCCTCAGCTTTTTTCTTAGCTGCGCGCTCAGCCAGCAGCTTACCTACAGCTTCCTGCACAGCTACGTCAGAAGACATAAACCCTGCTTTAGATTTCATAGTTTCCCTAGTCCCCGGGTCATTTTCAAAGCCTGCTCTGATTTGCCCAAACTGCACACCTATCTTACCGGCTTCTGCGTCAGTCTCTAGAAACCTTTTAGTGGCTGCTTCCCTAGCGTCATTATACTCCTTACGCGCTGCAGCTTTTCTTTCTTCCGCTTTAGCCGCGCGTAAAACTGCAGCTTCCTCTTCCGTAAGCCCCTCAGTATTAACAAAGCCTTTCTTAAGCTCAATACCCTCCTTAAGAGCAGGCAGCAGCTCCTTAGCCAAGGTGTCACCTAGCAGCGCGCTAGCCATTTGCAGGGAGTCAGTCTCACCGTTAGCACCCTTCAGCGCCTTTGCCATAGCTTCGATAGCATCAATAGCTTTAACGCTGCCCTTAGCCAGATCCTCAGAAGCAAAACCCAGAGCCTCTAGCACAGCGCGCTGCGGACTCCCGGCTGACCGGGCAGCTTCTAATACCTTAGTCATTTCAACGTAGAGCTTAGAGACTTTGGAGATACCTACCCCAGACTCATCAGCTGCACCCTTAAGGCGCTGAAACTCATCAACGCTAACCCCAATGTCAGCGGCTGCGTCTTTCAACCCGGCAGCGTTGTCTACCGCTTCCTTTACCCTAGCCTTGTATTCCTCAATAGCTGTGCCAATGGCGCTAATACCCGTCTGCAGCAGGGCAAGCGGGGCGGCTACGGAAAGGAAGCTTTTAGCTATGTCGCTGCCAAAGCTCTTAACTTTCTTTTGCACGGTTTCTACCGCCTTGCTCGCCTGATCCTTAGCGAAAATAGAAAACTCTAGGCTGTCGCTCATTTGGGTTAATTCCTTAACTGTGCCAGCAGGTCAATTAGCTGGGCAGGATAGGGTAGAGGGGAGGGGATTTGAACCCCTGAGGGTGTTACCCCTACCCGCCTAGCAAACGGGCGCATTAAGCCACTCTGCCACCCCTCTATTATCCCTATCCTTACCGGGCTGTCTTCCTGCCCTGCCTAGCCTGTTCCAGCTCTGCTACTGTTGGCAAGGTCTGGTTTTTGATCTGCTCCATCAATTCCTCATCATCAGTAGTAAGCAGCTCAATCTTAGCCCCAGCCTGTATACTAAAGACGGTGGACAGCCAGACTGCCTTAGCCTCAGGCATAGTCATAGCCTCAGTGTAGGTTATACCGTTCCTGACTAGGTTACAAATCACTGACAGCTGCCAAGGGACATTTGAGCTGCCGCTGCTCTGTCTGTCCTTACGCTCATAAAATTGGGGGAATGTATCTGCCGTGCTAGTGTATCTGACAAAGGCTAAGCAGGCGCGCTGCAGGTAATCCCTAGACAGCTGCAGCCTTAGGCTAAGCCATTTGTCCTGCCAGCTGGGGCGGTCTATAGTTTCGTCAGCGCAGATCTTAAGGGCTATAATTAGGTCTGCCGGGGCTATCTCCCGGTCAGGCTTCATAAAGGGGGAGTCTATAGCTTCTAAGAAAATCCTATGTTTAAGGCTAAAGGGCTTAAGTAATTTGCCCGCTACCCTAGTCCTGCCCGGTATCAGGTAAGCATTAAAAAAGCGCTGGTCTGCCATACCGCAGATAACCAGCGCCTTTATAGCGGGTCAATTATTGAACGGGCTTAGCTGGTAATGTTTTCGTAGTCCACAGCGCTAAGGCTGATACGCATAAAACCCTTAGCCTCCCCCCGTTCCTCTACGCTAACAATGTGTCCGGCTGTAAAGGCAATACCGTTACCCGTAAAACTAAGGGTGTCAGTGGGGTTAGCAGTGTAGCTAGTAGGCACTAGACCCTCAAGGGTGAGGTTAACGCGCAGGTCAGAGTAGCGGACTCCAATAACCTCGCCCTGCTGGTTCAGGATCTCATCAGCATTAGCATAGGTCTTAGTCACCGTATAGCTGGTGACGGTAAGCCCGGTGACTGTGCCTGCAATACCCCAAATGTGGGCAGTGCCTTTGGTTACGGAAGCCATAGAAGTATTAGGTTAGATTTAACTATGCAGCTCAGGTCAAACGGGGGGCAGGACGATTAAGCAGTCATAGGTCAGGCTGGTCATAAAAGCGCGCTCTGCGGTTTCCTCATTTAGCCCGGTCATAGTATTATCATAGCAGCTGGCATCACCTATGGAGTTAAAGCTAGCCTTTACCTGAGCTACATCGTCCAGCGTCCCCATAGCTTCCTGCACAGCGTCCCGGTGATTAGTCTGGGTCTGATCGTCTATCTGAGTAAAGACCCCCACCTTAACCCGGCAGACGTAGTTACCCAGACCCTGCGGAAGCTCAGGGGGGAAGCTGGCAGACTCACAGCTAACAATAATGCTGGGCAAGGTGAGCTTGGCAGAGTCACAGCCCTTAAAGACCGTATAGGCGCTAAGGCTGGTATTGGCAGAAAGCACGGCAGTTAGCGCGTCTTCCACAATGTTAAGAGGGGATTTAGAAGCCATAGGTTAGGTAGGTGTTTGACCAGCGTTAAACTTTTTAAGGGCAGCGCGCATCAAATGATTAAGGCGCTTCTGGGACTTACCGCGCCTAGCCATAAGGACATAGTTTTTAGTCCCGGCTGCGTAGCCCCTTCCAAAGATGTTACCAACAAGGTTGCGGACTACTAGGGTCTGCTCCCCGGTAGCTGGGTTTTGCCCGGTCATTTCAACCTGACCGTTAGTAGTCTTGTGCCTGCTGATCCATTCAGGGACTCTACGCAGTCCAAACTGTTTAGGGACTCCATTGACTACAGGCACGGGCAGCTTGCTGATACAGTCCAGCCAGCCAGCCTTAAGCCAGCCTACGCGCTGCTGCCGTTTCTTAATGTAGGCTTTAAGGTCAGACTCAGAAGCAAAGGTATAGCCAGCCTCACCCTTAACCTTACCGTCTTTACCAATAGCCCCGTTTTTGCGTATACGCCCCTTATAGAGCTTACGCAGCCTATTGTGCCGCGCTTCCAGCTGAGCAGCGTTAACGGTCTGGTAGTCCCGGCTGCCGTTCCATTTCCTCAGCAGGGACTTAGCCCGTTCAAAGGCGCGGTCACCGTTAGTGTCTGCCCAGATCTTCTGAATAATGCCGGAGCTGCTGGGCGGTTTGCCCTGCCGCCACTTATCAAACTTAGCCCTATCCTGCCGCTTAGAGTTAACGGCAGCAGCCAGCTGCTTACTGTCTAGCTGGACAATGCTGAGAATGTCTAGGGCTACGGCAAAGTTACCCCAAGTCTGGGCAATCTTCTTATCACCCTTACCGCCTGCTGCCCCGTCTAGGGGTGGGCTGTAGTTAAGGGCTTCCCGGCAGGTCAGGGCTGCTTCCTCTTTTCCTAGGTCAGCCATCAGCTGCTTTTTGTATTCCTGAAAATTAGACATACGCGCCCCTAGTGCTTCAGCTGTGCGCCTGTTCACTTGGACGGTTATACCTGAGCTGCCAAACATCAGCGCTGGTCAGCGTCCTGCACCTGCAGGGTAAGGTAGGGGTCACCCGGGTTATAGCTAATGCTGCTCACCCGGTAAGTCCTGCCGTTATAGGTCAGGGTCTTTCCGATCTGGTAATGAGAGCTAGCCGCCAGCAGCGCGGTAGTAGCTGGCAGGCTAACGCTAATGCTGACCTGCTCCATAATGCCCCCCGCCTGCAGCTGCTCCTGAAGTGAAGCCTGCCCCACGGCAGCGTTATAGCTTACCCCATTAATCACAACGGTCTGCCCAATTTCCGCGCAGTTAAGCACAGCGTCAGCCAGCATCATAGCAGCTAGGTTAGCGTCCATTACTAATGCAGCCCCAGACAAACCCGGGCTGACCGGGCGGCTGGCAGCTCAGCCTTGCCCCCTGCCTTAGCCCTAGGCTGGCTTTGAGGGGTCAGGGGGTATCAGGGTAGCCCCCAGCCCATACCCCCACCTAGGAACGGCAGCAAACAAAAGCCCCCGCCTAGGGGTCACCTAGACAGGGGCGTAAGCTTGGCTTAGATCAGGCTAAGCTCAGGCGGTCTTAATCCGCTTCAAGCTTGTCGTGCGCGCCGGGCTGACCCCGAAACGAACACTCGCGGTAAAGCGCACGATACCGTCAGTGCCTTGCGAGCGCAGCACCTGAACAGACAGACCAGACTGATCAACAGCCTGCGCAACGTCACCGGGGAACATAGACGCATTAGGCAGCGCGGAGGCAATCGCCAGCGCATCAGCGCCACAAGCCCAGCCAGCCAAGTTTTCCGAATTGGTCGGAAGGTCGCTGAACTCAAAGACATTGAAGCCAGCAACCTGACCAATTTGACCGGAGCTGATAAGGGAAGACTGACCAGCGCCATTGAACGGGGCGGTAAGCGTAGCGTCCTTACGGAGAGCGCCAGCGTAAGCACCGTTAAGGATAAGCGCGCGGGGGTCAGCAGCCTTAGCGTCATTAAGGTCAGTGTTCAGATCCACAACCTGACCGTAGTTGAAGTTAGCAGCGGTAATGACTTCGTTAGCGCTGAAGTTAGCGTTAACAACGGCAGCACCGATCAGACCGTGAACGGTCTTAGTAAGCTGGTTAATGGCTTCCGGGACGAAAGCGTTAGCCAGATACTGCTCACCGTATTCCCCGATTTCATCAGGGCTAAAGTCCTTAGTGCTGTGGTAGTGGCGGAGCGTCACCGTGGCAGCCGTCAGAGTGCTGGTGTCGGCTTCGTGGTAACCGCCATTAGTCTTAGAAAACTCTTTAGCAGAGCCACCAGAGACAAGGGAAACGGTAACCAGCTTGCCCGTGGAGGCAGGCACAAGGTTAGTGGAGAAAGCGCTGAGGACAGCCAAGCGCCCCTTAAGACCCGCAAGGATCACTTCGGAGAGCGCAGCCGGAGCAGCGACAAGGGAATTAGTAGCCATAGTAGTATTGAGTTAGTTAGAGAAAGGTTAGGTAAAGTTACGAAAGGATAGCAGACTTATGAGCCTGAAAGAAAGCAGCGCGCTCAGGGCTGGGCTTCATAGCCAGAAACTGCTTTTTGATTTCATCAGCAGACTTCTTTTCATCAGCAGCAGCCTTAGCTTCATCAGCCGGGGAGATAGCCGCAGCTTCAATCCCCACACTGCGGACAATCTTAGCAGCTTCCTTAGTGGCGCTGATCTGGTTAGCCAGCGCGTCAGCAAGCTGCTTCTTAAGCTCAGTGGCTTCTGTCTCAGCAGCCAGAAGCTTAGCGCTAGCGTCAGCCAGCTGGGTCTTAACCTCAGCCAGCTGGGTATCAGCGGCAGAAAGGCTAGCCACCTTTTCAGCAGCCAGCTTCTCAAAGCTAGCCTGCATTTCCGAAAGCTCAGCCTTAGAAGCGGCAAGCTCCTGAACGGACGCAGCCAGCTTGTCTTCAGTGGTCATAATGTCTTTAGCCATTTGTTATGCAGCTTAGGTCAAATAGAGTCTAAACAGGCGCGCTCAGGACTCAGCCCGGTTAGTGCCTTTCTTAAGGCTGTTAGCCTGCGCCTTACCCCCCACAGCTTCAGCCCCTTCCAGCTGGATAAGCAGCGCCTTAATGCTGGGGCTAATGCCCGTAGCCAGACCCTTAGCGGCAGCTTCCCGCCCGGTAAGGCTAATGCCCGTCAGGTCAGACTCCTTAACCAGCTTGCGCTTCTGCATAACGTCAGCCTTAAAGCGCGCGGCTGTAGCCATAACGGAAGCCTGCAGGTGATTGTGCTGCGCTTCAGTGATAGGCGCGCCCGGGACTCCAATACCCTTAAGCTCATCAGATCGGTAGACGGTAACGGTCAAACCGTTAGCCTTAGCCTTTTCAGAGCTGTCCACTGAAACACCGAAAACGCCCACACTTCCAATACTCCCAGACCCGGGGACAACTACCCGGTCAGCAGCAGAAGCCAGCCAATAGGCAGCGCTATTAATGTTAGACCCGTAGGCTACGGTTTCAACAGGCAGGCTGCGGATCTGGTCTGCCAATTCCTCCACACCGTCCACCGTCCCCCCGTCACTTTCAATGTGGAAGACAATACGCGCAGGCTTGCTGGCAAGGGCAGCGTCTATCTGGTCACTAATGGTTTCTACGTCAGCAGCTCCAATAGCCTCAAGGGGACTAAGCCCCTTGCCGATCATACCCATAATAGGAATGACCACAGTAGACCCCACCGTATAGGGCTTAGGCTTCTCCCCGAAAATCTGGGTAATGAGATCAGTAAGCCCAGCCTTTTGCTTAAGGTCAATGTGCTGCTGAGCTAGCTGGTAATCCACCAGAAAGGGCTTTGCCCCGTTAATGGCTTTGAGTAAGTTACGCATAGGATAAACAGTTTTTTGGTTTATGTTATTCAGTGTCAGGCTGGTTAGCAGGCTGCTGGGTTTCCATACCCTGCATAGCAACCTCAGCAGCGGTAGGCTTACCCTGACCGTCCTGCAGCCAATTAAACCCGGGCTTATAAAGCATCCAAACGGGGATGCCCTCAGCCTTAGCCAGATCTACAATAAAGCGGAAGTCCTTAGCGCGCTTGCTCATTTCAGTCCTAAGATCCAGACCGCGCTGAGCGTAAAGCTCAGACATAGAGAGCAGACCCAGCTCTAGGTCAGCCCGGTCATTAGCCGCTTCCCGTCCAGCGTCTACGGTGATGCGCTTAGGGGTAGTCCAGCTGACAGCGGTAAAGTCACCGTCAGGCAGCTCCCCGTTGTCAATGGCTGTGCCAATAACGAAAGCCCAGACGGGCAAGCAAAGCTTCTCTATCAGAATAGCCTGATCCCGGCTAAAGCTGCGGTCAGCTTTGCTGGCAATCAGCCTCAGTCCTGCACCCCCCGCAGACCCGGGCGCGCTGGTAAACTCATAGGGCAATCCAGACCCGCGCGCTATGTCGCGCTGCACAGCCTCTAGGAAACCCGTAAAGGTAGGGCTGGGACGGTTAGAGGCTAGGCTGGTCAGGCTCTCGCCCGGTTCAAGCGCCAGCAGCTTACCGCCCATACGGGACGCAGTGGTTTCTAGGCTACCAGATCCAGCGCCCTGCAGCTCAGTCTTAAGGTTAGTGGGGATGAAACCGCCTGCCTTATTCAGCACCCGGGTTACGTCAGCGTCATTCCTGACAGCCAACATTTCCAGCTTTAGCAGCTCATCCTCTGATTGAATGTCCCCCCAGCTATGCTGCAGCAGGGGCAAGCCCCGGCTACCGCTGCAATAGTCCTGCTCTAGAATGTGGCAGACAGAGTTAGCCGGGACGGGCTTGCTGCTATTGTCACCCTGAATGACGTTAACGGAAACTACCCGCCCCTGACGGTCAAAGCTGATACCGTCCAGCATACCGCTAGGCACAGGCGCGTTAACCGGGTTACCTACCCGGTGGCTTTCCACCATTTGCACCTTAGGCTTACCGTCTTCCAAAACCTTCAAAACGAAAAAGTCCCCGTCCCGCTTCCAGCCCCGTTCACAAATCCGCAGCACTTCTGTAAAGCTGAAGCGCCCGGTAGAGTCGCAGGTGCGCGCCCAAGCCATAAAGTAAGCTTCATACTGCGCGGCTACATCAGTGCGCGCTTCGTGGCTCTGGGGGGTAAACCCGTCCCCGCAGACATAGGTAACGTAGTCGTTAAGGATCTGCCGGACTAGTCCGCAGTTACGCTCCCCGTGGCGCAGCCGCTTAATCATTTCCACCCGGTCAGTGGGGGTGTAGTCTACGCTAAAGTCAGCGGCTGTCCCGTAGATCCGCGCGCGGTTAGAGCTAAAGCCTACGCTCTGGAATTGAGCAGACCCAGCTAGCTGCCGCTTCTTATTCCCGGTAGCTTTGATTTCACCAGCCTTAGGGGTTTTGTCTTTAGCCATAAAGGTTAGTCAGCGTAGTTATCCCAATTAGTCCGAATAACCGTAGTGTCTTCAGTCATAGGATAAGCCTCAGGGTCTAGGATGTTAAGACTGTGATTAGCTTCCTGTAAACGCTCTAGGGCGGGGATAACCTGCTTACCTACGCTAGTGCCTGCAATACTGTAGCTAGTCACTGACGCGCCAGCGGTAACCTCAGCAAGCGCCTTAGTCCTGATAGCCAGCAGCTCAGGGATACTACACCCGTTGAAAATACCTTTAGCCATTTGTTATGCAGCTTAGGTCAAAGGTGGGCGCAGCCTAGCCATTACCCCACAACGGGAAACTGCGACCCCACAGCTTCCTTTAAGCATCATAACTAGGCTGCGCTTAAGAATTAGTTACCCGTTTCCCCGGGGCTGTCAACGGGCTTCCCCTTGTCTGCCGTAGTCTCAGTGGCTTCCCTGCCTATGATGCCCCAGCGCACAGCCAATACCAGACCCATCAGCGCGCAGTCCCAGCTGTGATTACCGCAGGTCTTCCCGGCTGGAAGTATCCACTGACTTTTTCCTGTGCGGCTGTCCCTTACCCTGATCTCAGCGGTAAGCTGTTGGACATACTCAGCGCTAGTGTTCCGGGCGTAGGTATGCAGCCTGCGCTTCTGCAGACCCGCTAGGAAGTCCTTAGTAGGCAGGTTACCCCATACAATCATTTCAGCCCTGCGCTCTACACCGGGAACGAAAATAATTTGTTTATCAGAGTAGAAGCGTTTTGAAGTCCTGCCCCCTACGTCCTGCACCGTAAACTCAGACTGACCGCTACCCCTCAGAGCTTTCCAGCCGCGCTTAGCGCACTGCTCATAGACTAGCTGGGTCTGGTCACCACAGTCCACCCCTACCAGCGCGCTGTTAATCTGGTGCAGCTTCTGCAGATCGTCCAGCTGCTCCCAAGTATCCAGCCGCCCAAACCAGCGCAGGCGGCTATGCCCGGTCTTCCCCCAGCTCCTTACTTCTGCCCATAGGTGTCCCCGCTGAACGTCTGCAGCCAGAGTCCTAAAGGGGACACTGTGCGGGGGTATCCCTGCAGCTGCGTCAGTAATGTTGGCTTCAGGGGTAATGTAAGCTTCCCCGTCCCAAGCGTCCCCTAGGTCATAATCCCCTGCCTGCGCCTGCGCTACCATTTCACCCCCGTCTTCTGTCCAAGGTTGTGCAAGGCGCTTCTGCTTCCAGACCCTGCGCCCTTCTGCATCATTATAGGTTTCGTAACTCTCCTTAGCGCGCAGCAAAGCTACAGCTTCCTTTCCCCAGCTGGTATTACATAGGCAATTCCAATGCAGCCCCACTGACCCTACGCTGCTGCTCTGGGTTGTGGCTATGAAGCGCGCGCCCCGCTTAGGGTCATTAGCCACAGCCCTAACCCCCGGGCTGTCCTTTAGCCGGGTGTGGCAGTGGGGACATTCATAGGTTGTTCCAGCCTCTACCCGCTTATAGTCCCAGATCCCATTAACCTTAGCGTCTTCTGGAAACCTCACCCCAGACCAATCCCAAGGGCTTAGCTTGTCGCAGCTGGGGCAGGCAAAGTTCCAAGCGCGCTGGTCAGTCCCGTTGTGTATGTTATGAAACTCAGACCCCTGCCCGTCTAGCGTCCCGCCCTGACTCATCAGGATAACCCGCCCCAGCCAGCTAAAGCTCTGGGTGCGCGCGGCAGCTTCCGCAAGGTGACCCCTAGGGGCTAGCCAAGCTTCATCTACTAGCACAGTCCGCAGGGTCAGGCGCTGCAGGTTGTTTTCATTCCAGATACCCCTGCAGTAAACCGTAACCCCATTACTGAAGTCTGCGGTAGTAGACTTGTCATTATCCCCTTCAGCCAGCAGCGCGGCTACCGGGGGGCAGTGCTTCCACAAGGGACGGACATACCGCAGCATAAAGTCCTTAGCCTCAGGGTCATTAGCCTGCAGGATCATAAACGGGGCAGGCGCGTTAACAATTTGCCAGCAGGAATACAGACGCAGGAACAGGGACTTACCTGACTGCGTAGACGCTAGGATAGTCAGCAGCTTAGTCTCAGGATCAGTGGCAATACGCAGAGCCTCAGCTACCCAAGGTGTGCGGCTAAGGTTCAGCTTACCCCTAATAGGGGAGTCCGGCACTTCCAATACGTTAGCCTCAGCCCAGCTCACAGCGTCCCCGTCATAGCTTGGCTTTAGGATAGCGCGCGCTGCTGCGGTCAGCTCCCGGTAACGGTCAGTCACTGCTCAGCTCCTTTCTGACCTGCAGCGCCCAGCGGTCTAATACCTTTACCGCTACCTCAGGGCGGTCAGGGTTGCACCCCTCAGCGCAGTCCAAGCTCAGCTTATCCAGCCGCGCCACAAGCTCAGCAGCCAGCCTGCTGACAATAGCGTTATGTTCCGTAAGCCTAATGTATTCCCGGGCTTCCAGCGCGCGCCTCTTTTCCTCATCCTCTAGGTAGACTAGGGATTTGAGGCTAGAGTTATAGGCTGACTGAAGCTTACCCTGTGCAGGGTCGTTTCCTTCAATGGCAGCTAGGTAGACTTCCCGCGCCCGGTTAACTAGCGCCCGGTGCTGCCGTATGGCATCAGTCAGACTGTCAGCTATCAGTGACCTAATCACCCCTTGACCCGGCACGGGCTGACCCTCAGCTGCCGGGACTGCTGACGGGCTGGCTACGGGCGGCAGCTTCCTGTGCCTGCCTGCGCGCTTCAGATCCAGAAAGCTGCGCGCTGCCTCTAGCTCTAATGGCATACCTGCCTTAACTAGTTTGCATACATAGCCCACTGATAGGTTAAGCTCTTTTGCCAGCTGTGCCTGCGTCATTTAATTTGATTGGTTTAGAGTTTTATGACGGCAGCTAGGCGGTCTTAATGCAAATCCCTTGCACCTTAACCTTTCCTAGCCGCGTTTTGGAGGAAATCCCCGTTTTTTGTCGGTGGTGGATGAACCACGCGCTGCCGTCCCCCCTCAAATAGATTTCTTTAGCCACCCTGTTTAGGATTGGGGGTTATAATTCTCAGGCGGTTTAGCTTCAGGATCAGCGCGCAGCGGAAACCAATCGATGCGCTGCACCAGCCCGGGGGCTTTCAGGCTAGCCGCCAGCAGCAGCTTCTTAGCTCTGACTGATACAGCCTGCTTAGTCAGACCCATACGCTTAGCTAGCTCTAGCTGTGTAGGGGCATCAGGGGTTTGCAGTATAATCCTGATTAAATCAAAGTGAGCCTGCACTGCCTTGTCAGGTGAAGCGCCCAGCATAGTCAGCAGATCACTGACAACCTCTAGCAGTCTCTCCCGGGTAACCCAGCTGTCAGTTTCAGTCTGAGCTTCCAGCCTGCGGGGGTCTGCCGTGCTAAAAGCGCTGTCATTTTCATACACAGGGAAAATGTTACGCGGCTGGGGCAGCTCCCGGTAGGGCAGCAACGGTGGATCTAGCGCGCGCAGCTCAGCCTGCTTATCAGCTGGCAGGCTAAAATAATAATTATCAAACGCTTTTTCTTCCTCAGTAAGCTCATTACCCTCCCTAAGCTGCTGCTGGTGGGCTTTAGTGCGAAAATTAGAGCGTATAGACCCCACTTTAATAGCGTTAATTACTATTAAAGTTAGGGTCAATCTAACAATTTTACTAAGGTTTAGCCTTAATCTAACAACTTTAGGATTAATCTAACAACTTTACCCAGACTTTAGCGCTCTGGTCATACCTTAGCAGCCCATACCTGACAGCGTAGACGCGCAGCCTATGCAGGCGGTCAGGTGTGGCAGCTACTCCTGCTAGCTCACAGGCTGCAGTCATTAGCTCCTTAGATCTGCTGGCAGGGAATGAGTCAGGCAGGTGCTGCGTTATCAGCTTAGCCTTGCGCCTTTTGCTTTGGCTTAGGCTTTTCCTTTTCTCTATGAGCTTGGCTAGGTTGTCAGCCATAGCCTCAGGCTTAGTCTTCCACTGCCTAGCCCAATGTCTTAGCGCCCTGTATTGTTTCCCTTTATGACTCATACTTACGCTTTCGGGGGCTACGGGGGAGGGTATAGGGGGTGACCCCCCTATTAGCGTAAGCGTTAAAATAGGGGGTAAGCCCCCTATACATTACCCCTATAGGGGTAATAGGTCTGTGCCAGACATAGGCTGAGCTAAAAACAGGGGGGTTAGACCCGGGACGGTTTAGGCTGCTGGAAGCCCCTAGGAAGCCCGTAGAGGCTCTTAGGGGTATCAGGGTAAGGGTAGGCACGGGAAAAGGCTGCTAGGCTAACGCTAGGGGGTCAGGTTCACAGGTCTGCTTTGTCCTCAGGGGGCGGGGCTAGGTTCAGCTCCCACTTAATCTGTCCCCTAATCTTACTGTGCCTGATCCGTAGGGACTCAGTAAAGCTCCCGGTAGCGTCCACCATACCTGCCCGGTTACCGCGCTTGCCCAGCTTAAGGACAAAGTGCGGCAGCTCTGGGTCTTCCCTGCGTAAAATGGCTGTGCTTCTAAACCAATTGGCTAGCTCTGCGCTCCCGGTAAAATCGTAGGTGCTGCTCATACTATTCTGATCTTCCTTCTTACGGGGGGGCTTATTCTGGTGATGCGCGGCTATCAGGGCTACCCCACAGCGCATTAGGCAGGGCTGCAGGATCTGGCGCAGGAAGTGACTGCAGAAGTCCTGCTTAGATACGTCCCCACCAGCGAACCCTAGCAACGGGTCAACTACCAGCAGGTCTGCGGTATGGGCTTTGCATAGGTCTTCTATGAGCTGCCCAAAGGCTTCCCCGGTCTTAATGGCTTCCCGGTAAATGTATACCTGCTGGTCTAGCTGGTCTATGTCAGCTTGGCTGAGGTTCAGGCTGGCGGTTACATCCTGCCACTGTTCCGCCAAATCATAAGCGTCATTTTCACTTTGCAGCAGGACTACGCGCAGGGGCTTAACGGGCTTCAGTCCCCAGATCTGCCGCCCTAGGGCAAAGTGAATAATGAGGGTAGTAAGCAGGCTGCTCTTACCCGTGCCTGCCTGACCTGAGAAAAGCAGGCTACCTCCCCGGCACAGCCAGCGCCTGCCTATGAGGTTATTAGGGTCAGCGTTTCGGTCTACGCTACGCAGGTCTGCCAGCTCAAACTTTTGGGTGCTAGCGCTGCCGGAGCTGGACAGCTGCAGGGTCTTAGCCTGCGCGGTAAAGCTAGCTACCAGCTCATCAGGGGTGAAAGCCCCGCTAAGCGCCTTGCCCTGCAGCTCCCGGGCAAACCCGATTAAGTCCCGGGTCTGCTGGTGCTTCAGGATCAGGTCAGCGGCTGGGCGCAGGTTAGGGGAGGGGGCAAATAGCTGGCTACCTAGCTCATTAATGTAGGCTACTCCCCCTGCGTATTCCAGCTGCAGGTTAGTCCGCAGGTAGTTAGATACGGTCAGCTCATCAGGCTGCTGCCCCAGCTTGGCTACCTCAGTGCAGGCAGTGTAGATCAGCTGGTGCTTAGGTTCGTAAAAGGCGCGCGGCTGCAGGTTCAGCTCACTGCAGAGCTTAAGGCTGCGCTGGGCTGGGTCAGAGTCCACCAGCAGGGAAGCCAGCAGGACACGCTCAGCGTCTAGGTCACAGGGCATAGGTGCGCCCGGTGCGTTGTGTTTTGTCATAGGTTGTGGGGGGGTGTAAATGGACGCTGCAGGCTGGGGGTCAATCAGCCTTTGTCTGGGCAGCTAGCGTTTGTCAAAAGTTAGGGGTTTCAGGTTCAGGGGCGGGGAGGGGGAAAAACTTAGTTACTTTGCAAATCAGCTTAGTCTCGCCAGAGCTAAAGGTGACCTGCTCCTGCACAACCTCCACCTGCAGCAGCTTACCCTCAGCCTTAGAGAGAAAAGCCTGCAGCTGTTCAGCCTGCCTGCCGGGAAGCCCAAGGTTACGCAGCCCGGTAGCAGTGCTGACAAAGGCAGCAGCGCGCTTCAGAGCGCCGTCAGTGCTACCGAAAAAGGTGTCGTTAACCTTTTGGTTATCCTTAGTGACCAGCAGGACTTTAATCTTAGGGTCACCCTTCTGGGTTTGGCTAATGTCTTCCGCGCGGATCTTACAGACGCGCACAATGTATTTACCCGGCTGGCTAATGGCAGTCAGCTTAGGGCGTGGGGTGTTTTCGTGACTCATAGGTAGTATGTAGTTAGGGTTAGAGGGTTTCTGGGGTGCGGGGTCTGACAGTCAGCGCGCCGTCATTAAGCAGCTGCTGGATCATAAGAGCCGCCCCCGGGTCTTCCGTGGTAATAAAGTTACCCAGAGACTGAGAGTAAAGGGCAGTCTCACCTTTGACCAGCTGGCTGCTCTGGTCTTCCGGCTGCTTAGGCTGAATGAAATAATAAACGGTCTTAGACCTGTAGGGGCTAAGCTTATCCGTAACCAGCCTGCCCTTGCAGAGCCAAACTGTATTAGTCTGCTGGGTCATTCGCATACAGCGGTTAGAGTTACCGGGTAAAACTTGCGGCTATTAAGCTTAGCCTTGCGCCTAGTCCAAGTCTTACGGGATTTAAAGGAGTAGTCAGGCTTAGGGCTTACCTCAATAAGCGTAAGCTGTTTACCCTTATAGTTAATGCAGTCCCCCTTCTTAGGGTGTGGTTTCGTCTTAAGAATAAAACCGTTTACCTCAATCCTGCTAAGGGCATCAGGATTAAAAAAAGTGTCTACGTTACAGACCGCTAGACCGTTTACCCCGTAGGGAACATTATACAGGTCTGACATCTCAGGCAAAGCTGATAGCGTTAGAGTCAGTGCCAGCCTTGCGGGGCTTCAGCAGCTGCACCTGCTTAGGATACAGCGGGTAGCTGTTAAAGGACTTAGCCGCGCTGTAGTTTTCAATAGCCTTAGTGAGCAGCACCCCACCGTCAGCCAGCAGCTCAGGGGACAGCTCAAAGGTAGCGCTAGCGTAGGGCTTAAACTTTTCTACGCAGACCAGCTTAAAGCCCTTGGGACGCATACCGAAAACCTGCCGGAAGACTAGGGAGTAAAACGCCCCCTGCAGGTGATAGCCCCGTTTATAGACTGCGTTAAGGACATTAGAGGGGGTCAGGTAGTCCCCAAACGTTTTCAGGTCTACGATCCACCCGTCAGCAGTGATCAGGTCAATCTGGCTCTTAAGCTTAATGTCCCCGTAAGGGCAGGTCAGGCTAAGCTCAGTGGCAAGGGGGGTAATACCTTGGGCTTCCAGCTCAGCCTTAAGCGCAGTGCCGCAGGCTACAGCTTCCGCGTATTCCTCAGGGTCAGCAACGGTCAGCCCTTGGCTGCGCGCTTCAAAGCTCTGCCACCAGCTCTGCGCTTCCAAGTGTTCCAGCTTAGGCTTCTTAGCGCTCAGCTGTTTCTCAGTGGGCTTCTTAGGCGCGTCTTCCGGCAGGCAGACAACGCTAGCCTTAAAGGTTTCAGGCTCTAGGCAGAAGCTATGGGTAAGCTTACCGATCCGCAGGGCTGCGGTTTCCTTCTCAGGGTTTTGCAGCGCGCTCAGGTAATGACCCGGGCTAATCAGGACTTCTTTAGCAAGGGTCTGGTTAAGGTGATCCGTCAGCGCGTCATAGTCAGCGCGCGTATAGCCAGCGGTAGGCAGGGCTTTAATCATTTCAGGGGTCAGCATAGGTGTAGTTAGTTTAGGCGGTTTAGGTTATTGGGTTGCGGGTTAAAAGTTTCGGTCAGGTAGCTGCTATTGAGCAGCTGGCAAAAGGTTTCAGCGTCAGTCTGGGTTTCAAAGCGGACTAGCTTACCGTCAAACTTAAGGAAATTACTAGCTAGGTCAGCACTGCGCTTGCTCATTATAAACCATAGCGGCTGCTGCTCCTTAAGGGAAAAGCCAAAGCAGATAGTATAGACGGGCAGCGGCACGGGTCAGTTATTGTGATGCCCGGGCTTACGGATCTGCAGCAGGTGCAGGTTATGGGTATTAACCCGGGCTTCCAGCTGCTCCACCCTCAGACGCAGGGCTGCGTTTTCATAGCCAAGGTGCTGCAGCTGCTGGGTAAGCTCGCGCTGGGCGGCTAGGGTGTCGCTTACAATGTCCAGCAGCTGACGCATAACCTGCTTAGGCTCTGGCTTAGGATTGTCTGGGCTGCTCATTTCAGGTGAGGGGTATAGGTCTGCTTTAGGGTGACGTAGAAAGCGTTAAGCAGCTCCCGGTCTTCCTTACTGTAGACCTGAGCCTTAGCGTCTACTAAAACGGCAAAGCTTTGGGCAGCGGTAGCTAGCCTGCTAAGCTGCTCTGCGCGCTTATTCAGCAGCTGGGTAGCCTCAGTGATCTGGTTACCAGCTTCATACAGGCGGCTAAGCAGGTAAGCGTTGTGGGCTTCCAGATCTGCAGCAGCCTGTATAGCTCTCTCAGCCTTAGCCTCAGCTTCCCGGGCGGCTAGCTTAACGGTCTGCAGCTCAGCCCAGCAGTCATTAAAGGTAGCCTTAGAGACATACTGAGTAGCTAGCCCGTAGATAACGGGCTGCGGCTGGTCAGTTTCAGGCTGGTTACCGGGCGCGTCCATAGTATCAGCTTCCCCGCTTGGCTTTACGCAGCTGGCGCGCGGTCATAGTCAGCGCCTTTCTAATGTGGCGGGGCTTCATACCCTCAGCCAGCAGGTCACGGGCTACAGCCCTGCGGGTAACAGCGCTGAGGGTTTGGGTTTCAGGGTAGCGCGGCACGGGAGCTGTGCCGTTTACCTGAGCTGAGGAAGGGAGGGGAAGCTTAGCCATTGTCTACGGTGGAGTTAGCTACCATTTGCTTAACCGCTTCAGTGAAAGCCTGCGCGGTAGCCCGGGCAGACAGCTGCTGCACCTTGTCTGCAGGGAGATCAGCAAGCCCCTGCCCTTCAGTCAGCCAGCCCTTGCGCTTAAGGATAAGACGGGCTGCAGCTATGCTATGGGTAGCAGTGATGCCCATAACCTCCCACCAGCCCTGCTGCTCAGGGGCGGCAGGCTGCGCGGCAGGCTTAGGCTGGGGCTTCTGCTGGCTGGCAACGGGGCTAGGCAGCGCGCTGTTACCGTCAGTGTCCTCATCCTCCCCGGCTACCCCTAGGATCGTGCTAATAGCAAAGCGTTTGGTATAGGTGATACCGCTACCAATCTGTTGCAGGTTCAGGTTAGCAGAATTAAAACCCAGCTCGCCAAAGCTGAACAGGTGACCCGTCCTGCCGTGCAGGATCTCAGTCTTAATAACGATGCGGTCAGCCCCGCTAGTGGGGGTCTGGATAAGGCACAGCCCGTAGCTGTGCAGGATGGGCTTAACCGCGCTAAGCAGGTCAGCCAGAGCATAATACTTGCTCTTAAAGTGGCTGTTATAGCGGCTGGTAGCGACATTACCGCAGCTGTTAATGGCAGCGGTCAGGGCTTCCGTAGGGCTGAGGGTGTCAGCACCGGGAGCTAGCAGGGTCTGGGTTTCATTCAGCAGCTGTTCCGGCTGCGCGGTTTCTTTTTTGGGTCTGCTCATTTGCGTTGTGGATTAGAAGGGGGCGCGGCAGTAGCTGCGGGGAGTCTTAGCAACACCCTTAATGGTTATGCTATCAAACCCGTTAGGGTTTTCACAGTGGTCTGAGGAAACAACGCTATAAGCCTTACCGTTATAGGTAATGGTATTAGCGCTTTCGTTTCGTTTCAGGATCTGGTCAGCCTGAGCTTCCAGCTGGAACAGCACCGGGCGAAGATTAGGGAAAGTAGCCAGCAAGCTCTGACAGTAATACTTCAGCTGGCGCGCATACTTAATAGCTTCCTCAGCATTAGCCAGCAGGGGAACAGGCAGCGTAACAGTCCTGCCAAACCCAATAGGCTGAGGGGCAGGGCTGAGTTTACGGGGAGTCAGCTTGCGGGTAGCAGCCTTGCGCGGGGCAGGCTTCTTAGCGGTTTTCTTAGCGGTCTTCTTTTTTGTTTTCATAGCGGGTATGGAGAGTAAGCCCCCTACAGGACTTGAACCTGCAGCCTCCTGTTTACAAAACAGGCGCACAGCCATTGTGCTAAGGGGGCAGTGATTAGTTAGCCGGGTCAGCGGTAGGGGTGGGCTGGGCAGGCTGCTGCAGCTTGGCAAGGTAGCTGGACAGATCAGCTACAGTGTGCCGGGAAGTCTTACCAGACACCCCAAGGGAAAGGTTATAAAACACCTTACCAGCTTTGACGTAGGGCTTAAGCCTACGGGCAATAGTCTGGTCAGGCAGGATCAGGTAGGCAGTCCCCTCAATAGGGACAATAGCGGTAGGCTTCTTAGGGCGGGGCATAAGTGTTAGTCAGGGTTATGGCTTACAAGGTTGTTACGCAGCGCGTAGTCTAGCAGCAGCAGCGCGTCTGCCGTCTTAAGCGTTATGCGATCTACGGAAGGATAGCGCCTGCTGGCTTCCGTCTTTAGGTTGCCCTTCCAGCTGCCCAGCTTGCTGACACCTAGCCCAGCCTGCCAAGTCTGCGGGGCTACCAAAAGCACCGGGTGCTGCCGTCCAAAGCAAAACCCCTCTATGAGTCCGCAGGACTTACCCAGCTTAAAGGAAGCGCTGGAAGGAATTAGCCTGCCCACAAAGGGCGGCACTTTCTCTATGACAACGGCACAGCCAAACGGGAGAATACTGCGCAGCTCAGCCAAGTCTTCCGGCAGGTTATGCAGCTCAATCTTCCCGTCAGTGTAGACAGCTACGCCCCCGCTTTTACCGGGATCTATTGCAGCAAGGGTCAGCTTATTGTCAGACATTATCAAAGGGGAGTTATCTAGAAAGCGCGCGCGTCTTACGCTGGGTAATGGCGGGGCAGCGTTGTATGTCAAATGCCCTTTGCGCGTAGCCCGTAAAACCCAGCTGGTGCATAGCGTATAGGTCAGCGGTAGTAGGCTGTCTGCCTGTGGCTGCAGTGAAGCGCTTAGCGTTAAGGGTAAGCCAGCTGTGCAGGTAGCTTACCGCTATCTGCAGATCATAAGCCTTAGCGTATGGGTAGACTGTCAAACCATTTGCCTTACGGAAGCGGCTAGTATCAGACCAGCTAGCCCGGTGAAACTGTGCAGCGCCTGCCGCAGCTCCATTGTCCCCGGTAGCAGCCGGGTTGCCTGCGGACTCAATCTGAATGACAGCCCAGACCTGCTGCTGAGTTACCTGAGCTGCGCTGCAGCTGGCGGCTAGGGAGAATAGAGCTAGTAGCTTCATAGCGTCCCCCATTGTTCAGCCATAGCGGTAGCTATGCCCTTAAAGGTTTTGCTTCTGGCTTTCATCCTTTGAAGGGGTGGCAGCTTCATAGTCTCATAATGCCAAATAGGATCTTTTCTGCCGTCAGCGTAGGTGTGAAACAAAGGCTGCGCCATTTTAGTAGGCAGCAGAATAGGCAAACCCCTTAACCATAGCCCCGTCTTTTTACTGTGCGGCTCTCCAAACTCATAGGGTTGAACATACTGCGTAGGCTTTTTAAACATAGTAGAAACAAACCCTACCGGGTTTTCTAGGCAGACCCTAGGGATAGGCGCGTTATACAGGGTAATAAAAAAGTCTAAGGCTTCCTTACGCTTCTGCTCCCGGTCAGGGAAGCGGTCTTTAAACTCTGGCTTAAACCATTTATTACCCGTGCAAGTAAGGTAAGTGCAGGGGGGGTGTGCTATCATTAAGTCCCAGCCATCATTTATAATGTCTAAGACGCTGCCCTGATAATGCCAGCCCGGGGCATCAGAAGGGAGCAGGTCACAGCTAACCGCATAATGCCCAAGGGAGCTGAAAGCGTCCCTGACAGTCCCTGAGTATTCACAGGCTACCAATACCTTAAGCTTCATAGCTTCAGCCTTTACGCACGGGGGTTAGCGCTGCCTTACGGACTTCCCCGGTCTGCATAGTTACCTGATAGGTTAAGCAGATCCTGCCACCGTAGGCGCAGTGCGCGTCTACCCAAGCCTCTTTAACCTCAGGCAGCTCCATAAGCCTAGCCTGCAGGTCTTTAGCCCAGCCCTTAGCTACCTTAGTGGCGCTGCGCTCTGTATGGTCACCCTGTATTAAACGGTCATTCAGAAAATAAACCTCCTGCAGTAAGCAGTGGATTTGCCAGCAGACCTGATCTAACTCAGCCATAGGGTCAGCGCTTGCGGCTAGGGGTGAACAGGGCGCACAGGGCAACCCCTAGCACAAGGGGAATGAGGCAGCTGAGGTAAAACAGCGCCAGCCCGTTAAGCCCCTGCTGGTATTCAGCCGGGGACATAGGGCGGTTAGGGTCAGCCTTAGTGTAGGCGCTGGTCTGGGTCTGGGTATGCTTAGCGGTTTTCATTATTGGTATGGGTAAAGGGTTAGGCGGTAGCCCAAGTAATTCCTAGGGTGTGGTTTTCCTGATTAATCCAGCAGCCTTTACGGGTGCAGCCCGTCTCATTATGGGAAGCCTTGCGGTAGTAGTAGCGCAGGGAGCGCGGCAGCTTACGCTTCTGCCCATCAGCTATAGCCTGCCAATAGACCAGCTTAGCAGAGCGCTTAGCGGTAAGAGCAGCCAGCTGGTTAGCCAGATCCTGCAGCTTAAAGTCATAGGTGAGCTGCGCCCGGTGGTTAAGCTCAGCAAGCTGCTGCTGGTCTTCCTTAATCCAGCCTGAGAGCTGGCGCACTTTAGTAGGGGCAGCGTGTAGCAGCTGGGCATAAGTCCAGCTGGTCAGGTCATAGGGGCAGGCGGGGCGGGGAGGGAGCGCGGTTGTCATAGCGGTTAGGATTAGGGGGGCTAGGGGATGGTCTGTCAAATGATTAGCAGGGGGGTAGGTCTTTCCAATTATCCAGCGTCCAGCGCCCGGAAGGATCTAGGACAGGTAGCCCGTGCTGCAGCCGGGACTCAGCCCACTGTAGCCACAGGGCAGCGTCATAGCGCCCAGAGTTATAGCCGCCTAGGTCAGCTACCCTGCGCGTCCCTAGGAAGCCATACCAGCCGCCCCAGACATTAAGCTTAACCCTAACCTTGGGCAGTTTTTGTTTCTTAGCAGAAGCCATAGGGGTATCAGGGTTAGTCCTGCTGCCGGGTCAGGTCATAGTAATACCGAATAAAGGCAGGGTTAGTCTGCCTAAACAGGTCTTCCAGCTTTAGGTGAGCTTCCAGCGCGTCCCAATACTCAGGGCGCTGGGTCAGGATCTGGTCAGCTTCAGTCAGCTGCAGGCGCAGGGACTTAGCCACAGCCGCCAGCTGCTTATCAGTAAGGCTACCCTTAGCGTAGAGCTGACGCAGCAGGCTAGCGCGGAAGCTGTCAGAGCTACGGGAATAGGTAGCGTATTCAGGGTAATACTTCTTAAAGCTTTTCAGCAGGGCAATAACTACGGGGCTGGTGCTGAACACCTGCAGCCGGGGAAAGCAGACGGTTTCCCGCAGCTCCCGTTCCCGTATAAGCCCAGCGCGCACAGCTTCCCGGTCAGCTTCCCGCTTAGCCATAGCCTCAGCGTCTAGCTTCCCGTCAGCCCTTACGATTAGCTTAGTGCCTAGCAGAGTCTCAGCGCAGCGCCAGCCATACACCTTACCGTTAGTAAACTCTACCGGGTATTTCAGCGCGCAGCCGCAGCAGGCGCAGTAGCCTTTAATTTGGTCGTTTGTCATAGCGGCTAGGATTAGGGGGGTCTGCCCCCATACTGTCAAACTATTTGAGCCTAGCCCGGTCAGCCCGTCTTTTATCCTGCCGCTTCCGCAGCCAGATCACCTTAGCCAGCCTTTCAGCCTGCCCCTGCAAACCCTGCCGCTTTGCCCTTTTAAGGGCTTTGGCTAGGTCAGGCAGGGTAGGTCTAGGGGTATGGGTCATAAGCCAGCCCAGAGCCAAGCCTGACCCCCTAGGCTGGGCAAGCCTAAGCCTCAGCTAGCCAGACCCCCAGCTGCCCTAGCCCTAAGCCCCCGGTAAAGGACTGACCCGGCTATAACTACGCAGCTCAGAGCTAGGGCTAGGCTGATCTCCTTACAGGTCTGAAGCGCCAGCTGCGCGCTGTTCAGCTTAGCCTCTAGGTTTTTATCATCAGCTATAATTTTATCAGCGGTAATGAGCAGCACCTGTGCGTTAGTGTCCTGATAGGATCTAAGGATAAAGTCCGCAGTGAAGTATACTGTGACCGCGCATAAGGCAGCTATGACTGTGCAGCCTATGACCGCCAGCAGCAGGTTAAAGGTTTGCCCTGCCGGGTCTGCTGGCGGTTTACCTGCCACGGGCTTTGCCTTTCTTTTTCATTCCCTTGCTAGCTCTCTTAGCGCCTGCCTGAGCTTCCGCAACCTTACCCTTAAGCTTAGCGTCTATAAAGGCTAGGGTGTGGTTCAGGATCTCAGGGCTAGCAAAGCCTGCAATACCGCAAACGCAGACCCTCATTTCCTCATTAGGGACATAGGACTTACAGCCTAGGTTAACAAAGTAAGCGGTAATAGCTGCGGCTACCCCTGACCTGATAATGCTAGACCAGCTCTGCTTATCAGGGCTAATTACCAGCCGCGCCACAACCCCAGCCAGACCCAGCGCTGAGGCTATGATACCCTGTTTAAGAGCAGCCTGCGTAGTTACGCTTTCAAAAGCCCCAGCGTCACTGCTAGCCATTGGCAGGGGGCTGCTCAGCTTCAGCAGCTGGCGGCACGGGCTTAGGGTTAATCTTTCGCCAGAGCGCCCACAGGATCTGCAACCCAGCCCCGGCAAGTGTGCAGCCCATAACCCAAGGGAAATAAGAGCTATCAAAAACCCAAGGAAGGGAAGCGGTCACAATGCCCCCCAGCATAACCAGCCCAGCGTTAAACTTACTTACCCCAATCCAGCTGCCAAAGGCTAGCAGGGCTACCCCTACCGCCAGCATACCAGCCCCTAGGATACCCAACTGAGCTGCAGCCTTATCCTTACGCGCAGCCTCTAGCGCTATCTGGCGGTCATTCAGCTGCTGCTTCAGCGCGGCTATCTCCTGAGCAGCCTGCTTCTGCTGGGTTTCCATTTTAGTAAACAGGTCTTCCAGCTCAGCCTTAAGCTTTTCCCCGTAGGCTTTGGCTTCAGCGTAGGCTTTCGGATCTGCCTGCTGCGCCCTGAGCGTAGCAAAGGCTAAGTCCCCGGGCTGGGCAGGGGGCAGGTATGAAGCGGCTACCCCTAGCTCAGCTTCCACAACGGCAGGCTTACCGTCAGCGTTAGCTGTGCGCGCAACCTGAACGGCAGCGGCTACCCGGCTGTCTGCTTTGTCCTGCTTCTTACCAAAGGTATCAGCGGTAGACTCCCCGGGCTGGGGCGTAGGGTTACCCTCAGGCGCGTCAGGCTGGCAGGTCTGCAATACTGCCAGCATACCTAGCAGCGCTAACCGCATAGGGGTTACTTATTGGCAGCAGCCTTAGCAGCGTCTGCAATAGCGCGCGCTTTAGCTTCAGCTGCGGTCAGCTTGGCAGCGTTGTTACGGTAGATCAGGATACCCGTAACTGCGCCCAGCAGGTAGCAGGTGACTGAGGAAACGGCTAAAAGAAGCATAGGGTTATTTATTAAGTAGGTTGTTAAGCTTAGCCTCTAGCTGGGCTATGCGCTCAGCGTCTGTTAACTGTGCAGTGCAGGTCAACTCAGCGCAGCTCAGCAGGTATTCGTTAGTCATTTCAGGGTTACCAATAACCTGCCTGCCGTCAGAGCAGGTAAGCGTTGTGCCGTCAGCTGAGCGCGTCCAGATCAGCCCGGTAGAGTCAGTGATAGTCATAGGTATTAAAGGTAAGTGATAACGATAACCTGCCCGTTAGCGCCTGTGCCGCCTGTGCCTGACGGGAGGTTTGCCCCATTGTCAGAAGCGCCACCCCCGCCACCCCCGCCACCCGGGTAGCCACCAGCGCCACCGTTACCGCCAGCTGTGGCAGTGCGGTAGTAGCCCCCGCCCCCGCCTGTGCCTGCCTTAAACACTTCATTAGTAGCAGACACCCCAGCTGTAGCTTGCACAAGCGTTGTGCCGTTACCGCCCGTGCCGCCAGCTACAGTGCTAATGATGCTGCCTGAGTTATTGGCAGCATTATGAGCGCCACCGTTTCCACCGTTAGCGGGTGTAGTAAAGCTGCCTGCAGCACCTGCCCCGCCCCCGCCCCCGGTCGG